TGGCGTAGATGGGTCCAACAGCGGTTGAAGTCGCTCTTGCGACCTTGACTATGATGTACTTTCCGTACTCTTCCCGGGGTCTGAATACATCAAGCAACACGGTCAAATTATTCTTTGTGACCGTGTAAGACCCGAGAAGTGTCTCGGTTGAAGCATCAAGCGCAGTTGCGCTGGACTGGTAGACATAAACTATGTTGTAATTCGTGCTTGCACTCTTCGTTGCGACAGTCGTCAGGATTGCACAGCCGTCATAGTTGGTTATATCTATAGCGGTTGATTCAACGTCGCTGGTTCCGGCAGCAGTCGCTGCCTCTACTTCTGTTATTTGAACTTCTTTACTAAGCATCCACATCACTATCACTCCTTATCCGGCTGCCAGTGTGACTCTGACAAATGCACTTTCAAGGACGGGCGCACCGTCGGACTCAAGTCTGGCAAGGTATCCTATCTGATTTGTTGCTGCGTAAAGCTCAACGAGCCTCTGAACCTGCATGTCTAGAGCGTCAGCTATCCAGTAGTACGAGAAGTCTCCGAGAAGACCCACGTAAAGCCCGGCTGTGAACGTGTTTGGTGCGTATTCACTGGTGATGACAGGGATTCCGAGAATGTTATCTACCCTGTCCCCGGTTATACCAGGCTGCCAGAGATACTGGCCTTCTCCGTCCTTTAGTTTTCTGATCTGCTTCAAAGCATCCCTATGGAACACCCAGCGAGCATTTCTGAGGTATGGAGTTGCGAGGGTGTACTTAGCCTCTATGAGGCCATCGGCTTTGATTGAGGTTGTTGTGTTTCCTGTCGAAACATCGCGGCCAGTAGAGATTCCATCATCACTAGCAACGAAAATTCCAAGAGGTTGCTGAAGCCCTGTTCCGTTGAGGTACGCGTTTTCCATCGTGGTCGAGAAGACGTATGCAAGCCTTTCTCTAACCATTGATTCTATGGGTGTCACAGAGTTTCTAATGAGCTTGTTTGAGAGCTTTACGAGCTTGGAAAGAGCGTGTGGCCTCAGTTCTCTCTTTCCAAAGTCGAGGGTGTCTTCATCCCCGGTGTCAAGTTCAGATACCCAGTCGGCTGAGGTGAAGTCTGTATCTAGCTTTGGGACACCAAGACTCTCGGCCTTTCCAAGCGAGAACTTTCTCGCAAGCGTTCTCATGAACACCGTGTTATCCACAGCCTTCAGCATTTCTGAAACAAACTGCTGCGGAGCGACAAGATACCCACCGCCTTCGGGATCTTCGGCCTGCATTGCCCTAACTTCCTTCTCTGTGAGCACAGACTGACCATGCCTGAGGAACCTTTCAAAACTCTTTCTGTATTCCTCGGTCGCCTGCGGTTCCTTTCTCTCTTCAGGATCCTTGGTTTGAGTTGGGGTCTTCTCTTCGGGTTCCTTGAGAGTCTCTTCCATCTTTCTGAGAGATTCCTCTCTTTCTATCTTCGAACCCCAAGAGTCAACATCCTTCATCATTTCTTCATACTTCTGTGTCTCTTCGCCTGTGAGTTCTCTCTTTTCCGTCTCCGCTGTATCAAGGAGCTTGCGAGCTTCCTTTACCAGCGCGGCTCTTCTTTGCTTCATCTCTAAAATATCCATGTCAGTTCCTCCTTAGAGTGTTTTTTCTAGCAGTTCCACTTTCTTTTTCTGAATATCAAGACGCGCCGTCGTTGGTCCCGAATCCGCACCGTCATCGGGAATGCGATCTTTATTTGCTTCTAAAATCGAACGTGCACTTGTTGAGGTCTGGGGGTAAGCCGGGTAAGTTACTGGTGAGACATCGAACAAAGTTACCTTTGTGAGGGTTCGCACAGTCTCACCGTCTTGCTTACTCCATTCATCAGAATCAACCATGAACCCGAAAGAACTCTGGGTCACATCGCCTCTTTTAATGGACTCCGAGAGGTCCTTCGCCCACTGGGTATCGGGAAGGTCGACTTCGTAGTGCAATCCCCGCTCATCTTCGCTCAATTTCAGCGTTCCGGCCTTATTTCTGCCAAGTACGTAGTTGGAATCGTGGTTCCAGAGCGCCCTTACGTCATCGTTTATAATGGCCTCTGAGAATGCCCCAGGTTGAATCTTTTCTCTGAACCCGCCTAGATCATCCGAAAGCTCATTGAAAACGGCCGCATAGCCCGAAATTTGAGCCTTGCCTTCTTTGTTTTCTACCCTAAATTCCGACTGAATTGTTCGTATTTCCATATCATCACCTCATCCAGGAACTATTCCGCATACGCAACCCTGATGCAGGGGAGGATGACCAATGTTGTGATAAACCTGCATCTTCACACCGCCTTCGTTCATTTCTGTGCCTGCTTCTATGAAAGATTTCTCTATCGAGACAACTTTGCCGTTCATTGACTGGCACAAAGGGCAGGGGTCGGAGCCCATCGTCACCCAGCGAAGCGTGGTTACACCGAGAAGCACCCATGCGAACTTGGTAATCGCATTTGTGAGTCTCTGAACCTCGTTGTCTGAAGACTTTGCGGGCCTTGTTTCTTCCCATTCGTCAAGTCTCGTTAGAATCGCTTCGTCTGGTTTCTCTTCTTTCTCCGCTAAAGCTATGAGTTGCCCTCTCGAAGACTCAATGTGTCTCTCTGCCATAGAGTCGAGGTACTCGTTATAGAACTTTTCGAGCTCTTCCGGGGAAGGATTGCCGCCCACTTCCTCAGCCGCTATCGCTGCTATCTGCTCGGCAAGGCCGTTAACCACAGGTCTCAGGGTCGTGAGCACGTATTCACGGAACTTTCCGGAGTAGAATTTCTCTATCTCAGACACAAAATCAGAGACGTTTCGCAGTTTCTTCTCCACGAGCCGGGTTATGTCGTTCTTCTCGCGCCTGACTATCCTTGAGTAAGCATCTGCGAATGCTCTGTCCCATGCGCGCGCGGTCCTGTTCCTGTTCTCCACAGCCCGAACGTCTCTTTCTTCCGAGCGAGTTTCTTTGTTAGTTTTCAGGCTTGATTCTTTTGGTTCGGGAAGTTTTGGTTGGTTCATCACCATATCAACGGGAACCATGTTCAAAGGAACGAGATAGATCTCACCCTTTCCGTCCGGCAGTGGGTTCATGTTTTCTAGTTCTCTAATTTCATCAGCACTTAACCAGCCACTATTTCTTCCCACTGCATAGGCTTCATAACGAGATTTGAGATCGCCGCGGAGAAGCCCTTCAACCAGGAACTCAGCGAAGTATTTCTCCCTCTCGAACGGACTCAAGATCTGAGTTACAATCGCCTGCTCCCATCTAACTAACCACGGTCTCAGTGTGTACTTAACAAACTCAAGGGATTGATGTTCAATGTTCGAGAACGTTGCCCTGTCAAGATCTCCAATCATGTGAGGAGGTACGCGATAGAACCCTGCTATCTCGGCCTTCTGGAATTTTCGAGTCTCTAGGAACTGGCCTTCGTTCGGAGTTATGTTTATTCGCTGGAACTTCATTCCTTCTTCCAGGAGAAGAACCCTGTAAGCGTTTCCCAACCCCGCGTATGTCTTGTTGATTGACTCTCGGAGGTTCTTTGCACCTTGCTCAGACAATTTGCTGGGATGCTCTGCAACTCCACCGATGTTCATTCCGTTTGCGTAGAACTTAGCCCCGAACTCTTCGGCTGCAAGTCCTAAACCTATTGCTTCCATTGCCATCGTGATAGGGGAATAGCCCTTGAGACCGTCGAATCCAAGCCCAGGGATGTGTAAAACCCTGTCGGCCGGGAGCTTTATCTCTTCGTTCTTTACTCTAGTTGTGTACAGCTTCTTGTCGTTGACGATTTCTATACTTGTACGGTCCGGAAGTAAGGGCCATAAAGCGATGACTTCCCCACCTTTATTCCTCTGGATCTCGCAAAAGGCGTTTCCGTACGTCAAAAGATGGTTCTGAAGCGTCTCTCTGAACACAAATGAGGTCATGTAAGGATTCGCTAGATCGTGTAAAACGCCATAAAGTGGATGTTCAACTGCCCTTCTTTTGCCCTTTTCAAGCCTTTCATAGAGTATCAAAGGCAACGAGGCCAGAGATTCAGAGATAATCTTCACGCATGAGTAAACTGTCGTGTAGTACATCGCAGAGGTTTCATTGACTGAGACTCCTGTCTTTGAGTTTTTCGCACCGAAAAGCTCAAGAAGCCATTTAGTTGGATTGGCTACTGTGCTTCTTTTGAATATCTTTTTGAGGAAAGGGATTTGCACACTGCATCATTCCTTTCAGAAAGAGAGAACGCCGCGTTCTTCATACATCGAGGGGCCTTCCTGGTTCCGGATTGCTCCGTCCAATGCCATGATGGTTGCGACTATTCCATCTATCTTTTCTGTCGATTTTGATTTGTCGGGTTTCACATTTCCCGCCGGATCTTCTTTTACAACCACGTTATCTGCCATCCATCTGAGGACAGGATTGTTTCCGTGATGAAGTTTCTTTGAGAGTATTAGATTCATAAATTCTTTTGTGGGTGCATTCATCGAGGCGAAGCCCTGTCCAAAGCCAACCACCTGAAAGCCCACATCCTGAAGATCCTGAATCAATTGGATTGCTCCCCAGCGGTCGAAGGCTATAAGTCTTATGTCGTATTCCTCCGCAAGTTCCTGAATCTTCTGCTCGATGGCCGCGTAGTGGATGACATTCCCCGCCGTGGCTTCCATATATCCGTCTCGAACCCACACATCGTAGGGTACTTTGTCACGATTAACTCTGTCTCTCAT